TTGCCGTTTGCGATGCCGAGGCTCGTGGTGTCGTGGTCGTGATCGTGAAAAGGACAGAAGCCGTTAGCCGTGCGGCCCTTAAACTCTATGCCGTATTTCGAGCTTATATAATCTCTAAACTGCTCTTTATCGATCGTCTCTCTTATCGTCTGAAATATATTATCCATGCTAATATCCCACTTCCGCGAATAGATTGTTTTGTCGTATAAAAATCCCCAAAAGCTTTGCTACGATACGAGCAAAGTCCGGGTTTTTGAATTTGAAATTTCTAAAATAAAAATAGACTGCGTTGATGTTTTTGCCGGTGCGGCGCGAGATAAATTTGGCTATCTCTTTTTCGCTATCGGCGCACTCCAAGGCTCTGTAATATAGCTCTGCGATGTCGTCAAAATGAGGACATTTGTAGTTTTGTCTAACGTAGAGATGCCCGTCTTGTCTATAAAATCTATCGTCTCGCCCGGTCTTTCGGTCGAAATAGGATAGGTTTTGTAGGGCCTTGCGCGGGGTTTCGTAGGTAGCGCAAGCGGACTCTAGAGACATAAACTCTCTCATAGCCCGCCGCCCTGCTTGTAAAGCGCGTATCCGATAAGCTCTAAAAGGGCAAGGCAAAGCAGGGCTACCGCCCAATCCGCAAAGCCCATTTCAAAAAAAGCTTCTAACATCTCCGCCCCCTATAAAATTTTCATATCCTCGGTAAATTCGATCTCATAGATCGGACCGACGCCGCTTTTGAGCCAATCGATATTGACGTGCAAATTTTCTTTGAGCGCATACGCCCATTCGAGCAAGAAGGGGTATTGCCCTTCTTTCGCTCGATTATAAAGATGGCGCGAAGTGTGAAGCAGCTCGCAAAACTCGCCGAGCTTGAGGGAGTTATCAAGCCGCACGGCTTCGGCTCTTTGCGCCGGGGTGCTAAGGGTGCTAAGCAGAACGTAATGTTTTGTCACTTTTAGTTCAGGCTCTTTGGGTGCTTTTGTTTTGTTTGAAGGTTTGTTATTGCAGCTGCCGCAGCAGCCCTCACACGAATGAGGAATTTCTATCTCTTTATTCGCAGGAACGAGCGTATCTCGGCGTATGCCGAGGATTAGCGCCATCTGCGCGATCCTACTTTCTGGGATATTCTTCCTAGTCTTCCAGCCGATTAGCGTTCCGTATGGAATTTTTAAAAGGGCGCTAAGCTCTGCATCGGTCTTAACGCCAGCAAAGAAGCGCGCTCTTGTTAAAATTTCACTTACTTCACTCACGATAAACCCTCTTTTCTTATGAATTACCTGCGGACCGGCTCAAAAATTTCGCCGTCGCCCGTGTATATCCAATCTCTACTAAAGCCGTATCTTTCGACAAATCGCATAACCCACTCAAAAGGGATAAGCTTCTCGCCGAAGCGAACCTTTTTATAGATAAATTTGGATGTGTCTAAAAAAAGCATCACGTCTTTTAGGCTCTGATTTGTAAGTCTCCTCATCAGATCCAATCGATCCCCGATAGAGTAGAAATCGATACTCTTGCGCATTTTCAACTCCTTTTACGCAAAGATTTGATATAATTAGGCAACTTTGTCCCGAAAAGGGCAAAATATTTTTTCTTTATTTCTTGCATAATTATAGGACAAAATATCTAATTTGTCAAGACTTTTTAAATATTTTGTCTAAAAAAGGAGACTATATGGGCGTTAGAGAAGAATTGGACGATCTAAAATTTCGTCTAAGGCTAAAAACCGATGAAGAGTTGGCTGTGGCCCTAAACACCACAAAAGTATCTATAGATAAATGGATAAGCAGAAAGGATATACCGCAGAAATGGCGCAGGATAATAGAGCTGCAATTTCCGAAAAACGTAAGTATGAATATAAACGGATCTAGCGGATACTTTATAAATGGCAACAACATAAGCGGAGGGAATTACGACGCGAGGTTCGCGATGGCCCCCGAAGAGATGTTAAAGCGCGCGCAGAGCGGAAATGTGCGCGAAGCAAGATATATGATAGAAAACGATCCGAATAACGAATATGAGGATATAGACGATATAAAAAAGCGCCTTGCAATAAGAACAAACGACGAGTTTACAAAAGTATTTCAAATAGATTTGAGTAAACTTAGAGAGATACAAAAAAGTGGAAAAATTCCGCAAAGCATACTTGCTGCAGCACACGAAATCGAAAGAAAGATGCATGATTTATCGCTTAGTTTTGGAGGGCGAGATATGGATAAAGATTTTGCTTTTGTTAAATTTGGAAGCAATATCCATGAATTTCTAGGTCCAAGTATTGATATTGAACTTATCTATATGCTTACTTATGCAAATAGAGAATTTAAAGAAGGGGCCTTGCAGCGATTAAAAAAAATTAAAAGCTTATCTAAATTTGAGTAATAAGAGAGTATAAAAATGAAAAAGATCGCTTTAATTTTATGCGTGATGTTAAATTTTGTCTTTGCAGAGTGCAAGCTATACGGGAGCGCAGATAAAATGACCGATGAAAAATTTCATTGGACGAGTTGCGGAAGCGAACCTTTTAATATAAACGTTTTTCATATGAAAAAAGAGATACGTCCACAAAAAACCGATATGTATATCATAATATCCGATAACATAGAGGGATTTCTTGTTGAGCGCACAAAAGGAAATTTTGGCTATCAAACAATAAGAATAAGGATCGATAAAAATAAATTCTTTGATGTAGATGCCGATATAATGTCCGGATATTATGGGAAAAATACTAGGGCGTCTTTTTTTATAAGCCCAGATCAACAAAAGCAACTAATAGAGGGCAAAAAAATATTAGTTCAATATATTACGGGACAAAATAGGGTGAGCACCGAGAGTATAGATATTTCAAATATAAAAACTCCAAAGCAAGAGGACAAAAAATGAAACAGGTTATTCTGGCTTTAAACGGCATCGGTATAGTTATTGCACATCTAATAGGCGCCATAAATACTATAATCGGAATGTATAAAATCTACGATAGCATTATCGCCGCAGTTATAGGCGGTCTTATTAGCGGCATCCCGTTTATATGGCCTATTCAGCATTTATGGTTTGCGGGGCTTGAATATTATAAACTTGATAAGCTCACGATTCACGGAGAGATCGCTATAAGTGTATGGCTTTTTATTTTCGGTATATCTATTTTGGCTCTGTTTATGAAAGAAAAAAATCAATGAAAATTTTTACAAAGGATGAAATATGAAAAAGCTATTTTTGCTTTTTATTTTTTGCATGTTTGCTGCGACCGGTATGGATGCGGCACAGCGAGTAGGTGGCTATACAAAGAGAAACGGCACCCATGTGATGTCGCATCATAGAAGCTACAGGGATAGTAGCAGGCACAATAACTACTCCACAAAGGGCAACTATAATCCCTACACCGGAAAAAAGGGAAGCAAAAGTCCTTATAAATCCAAAAGGAGATCGCGATGAAAAAAGCGGTCTGCTTCGCTTGTTTGTTTGTTTCGGCGTGTTTGGCATGGGACGGCTACGACTGGGACAGCGGAAGCTACGTCGAGATCGGCAAGGGAAATCTCGTCCGCTCCGGGCGCGATATAGAGATCTATGACTACGGCGACGGCAAATATAAAGACGTCGAAGTCCAAAGTATTAGAAAGACATACAGCGGCAAAGTCGAAGTCGAGGTTTATGATTCGCAAAGCCACAAAACCCGCACGCTAGAGATGGATAGCTATCGAGACCGCAAAGAAAAAGCGCGCGGATATAGCTACGGCGCTATGGACGATGACGATGACGATGACGACGGCTACGAGAGTAGATAAGTCCGCTTGCCCGCCCCGTAAATTTAAACGATAGATAGGCTTAGTTTTTTGCCCAGCGCGCTTACCGCAGAGCTTAAGGTGCTTAGGGTAAGAGAGCCGTTTTTCGGATTCAAAAGCCTAGATACGACGGCTCTGCTGGTATTCATACGCTGCGCGAGCTCGGTCTGCGTAATGTTTTGAGCCCTCATCTCTTCTTCAATCTGATAAGCTATAACACGCTTTATCGCCACGGCTTTCGTCTGTTCGTAAAACCCATCCTCTTTCAAAAAATCATCAAACGAACTTAAATTTTCCACTTTCATACTTACTCTTCCTTTTTTTTGTTGCTAACCTTACTTTTACTCTAATTCCCTTGCGCGCTTGCTCGCCAGATCGATATCCTGTTTCGGCGTCTTTTGCGTTTTCTTTATGAAGCCGTGAAGCAGCACCATATACCCGCGCTTCACGATAAAAATCACTCTTGCGATCTTTCCGTCCGAAATATCACTGCGAACCTCATAAAGTCCATTTCCTAAATTTCTACATACCGGCATCCCTATCGGGTAGCCGAATTCCACCGTCGCAATATCCTCTCCTATAATCCTGCGATCCTCTCTATCCAAACCCAACAACCACTCCCGCACGGGCATATTGCCGCTTCCGCTTTCGTAAAAAACAGCCTCAACTCTTTTCATGGCAGTAATTGTATCAAAAAAGATACAAAAAAGCAAATCGCAGTATAGAAAAATTAGGACGCGGGGGAATAAGCTACTCAAAAAATAGGGTCAAATCCATGCAGGATACACCCTTTTGCGGAGTAGAAAATGCCAAACGACGAAGATTATTCGCTAATCACGCGCGCTTTTAAAGACCTTGATGGGCAGAAAGAGAGATTTCTGCGTTGCGAACGAGCGTATCGCGCGATCTATAAAGAGGACAACCGCACGAGCAAACGAAAAAGCTCGGAGCGAAGCCGCTCGAAGCTTTATATCCCGCTCGTCAAAACCACCGTAAATATCATCCATAGCGTATTTAAAACCAGCTTTATGAGCGACCGCTGCCCGATCGAAGTAAAAAGGGTAGGGCTGCGAAGCGAGCACGATATGATCCTGCAAAATGCGCTTACCGCGGTGCTGAAAAATTATTGGAAAAAAAAGGAGCACCGCGTAGGGCTATCCAAAGCCGTGCTTAGCGCGCTGTATCTGCCGCTGGGTATTGTAAATTTATTCTACGACAAAACCGCCGCGCAGATCCGCACGAAATTTATCCCGATCGCCGATCTCGCGTTTGATCGCCACGCAAGCGACATCAACGACATCGAATACGTAGCCTACAAATACAACCAATCGGCAAGAGAGATCAGAGAGAAGCTGGAGCGTAAATTTTACAAAGCGAAAGACGACAGAAACGTGATCGCGCAAACCACGGCAGGCAGCGAGCGCATAGCAATGCGCGATCTGTATATCAAAAGCCGCGAGCAGGGGCGCTCCGTGTGGAAACTCAAAACCTACGCAAACGACACGCTAGTGCGCGAAGCCACATTCTCCCGCCTGCCGTTTCACTACGGATACTGCATCGAAACTACGCCTAGCATAAACGAGGACGAGCGCGAGGATGAGATAGCGATATACGGCTCGTGCATCCCCGAGATCGTTTGGGAGCTGCAAGAGGAATACAACATCAAGCGCAACCAAAAGATCGATATCACCGAAAATCAGATCGATCCGCCCTACGCTATCGATAAGGATTCGGGCAGCGTAGCGATCAGCGATATCGCCGCTAGGAAAAAATTTATCCGCATCGCCCCCGGAACTAATAAAACAATAAAAGACGTCATCACCGTAATGAGCGAGCCCGGCACTTATGGGCTAAGCGAAGAGATCGCGATGCTAAAGAACGAATACGAGATCGCGACGGGCGTAAACAGCGTAATGACGGGGCAAACGAGCCCGAGCGATCGCAGAGCCACGAGCGCGCTTCAAGCGGTCAATTCGGCCTCCGGCACGAGGATAGAGAGCATGCTTCAAACCCTGCTCGATACGATGCTGCAAAGCTACGCCGAACATTTTGTTTGGCTCATATACAAATTCACGAGCGACGAGGAATTCGTACGGATTACGGAAGATCCGCAGATCATCGAAAAGATAGGCGATCGCAGCGCGCCGCTTGATTTCGACGTAAACGTAAATTTCGGCACCACCATCGCAAACGAAGTCAAGATCGGACAGCTCAACTCGCTGATGCAGGTCTTGGCGCAGGCAAATATGGCAACCCCGGCTATCTCTGGGGAGATCATCAAAGAAATTTTAACCCTAATTCTCGGCGAAAACGCGCCTATCGAGGCGATCGACGAGGCTATGGCGCAGATGCAAGCGCTCCAGCAAGCCCAACTTCATGCGGCACAGCAGGCGCAGGACGCAGCCGATGATGAGGGCGGCGCGGCGCAGGACGTCCCTGATAGGGACGAACACCCTCCGAGCGAGGACGAGCTGGATCGCGCGGCGCTGCTAAACGGCGGGATTTGAGATGAAAATCGAGTTTAAAAAAATTAGGACGCGCGGAAATAGAATCATTAAAAATTTTCAAAGGAGAAAGCTATGAAAAAAAGCGACTATGTGGTGCTCGGCACGATAACCCGTATGGCTTCTAATGGGCTGATGGTGTTTTCAAACGGCAAAAACACGGGGCAGATCTCAGACGGAAAGATCGGCGACGTAATCGTAAGACGCAAGGATGAAACGGGGCTTGAGGTGCAAATTTTTAGCCCCGAGGAGTGGGCCGCTGTAGGGGTTGAGGAGCCCAAGGGTAAAAAGAATGCCGATAAGGCCAAAAAAGCCAGAGGCACAGATAGGGATGGGGGTGCAGACGCCGACGTCGAAGACGATAGCGGCGACGAAGAGGATGCGAATGCGGGCGAGAACGTTTTAAATCTAAGCAGTGAAGCTGCGAGGGAAGGAGAGTAGAGATGGGCGCAGATATTTACGACGACGATTTGGACGAGGGCGTAACAGATCCCGCCGCCGCGGCTGTCGCAGACGGCAAGGAGGAGCCTGCCAAGGACGCAGGGGGCGAGCCTAAAAAATCCACCTCGCCTCGCGACGACAAATCGGCAAAAGACGAGCCGAGCAAAGGCGCGGAGTCTGGCAAGAAAGAGGGCGCCGGAGGCAAGGTGCTAAGCGACGAGGAGTATCAAAGCTTCCGCGCGATGGAGCAGGAAAGGCAGCTCAAAGAGCTTGAAACGGATTTCAAAAAGGAATACGGGGACTTCAATATGCAAAAGGTCCTCGACAAGATGTTTGAGCTCGATGAGAAGGATAAGGGGTATTTGGAGAAAAATTTCAACCCTACGGGGATCGAAAACGTCTATCTCAAATATTTCAAGGATAAGGCGCCGCAGGACGACGAATACGACGTAGTCCACGGCAAGGGCGGCAGCGCTATTGACAGAGGAGAGATGGCGCGCCGAATCAACAAGGGCGAGATAAGCCAAGAGGAGAAGCTCGCCTATCTCAGCAAGATTTACTAAAAGGAGAAAGAGATGCCAACTATCAGAGATGGGCTAATTACCTCAGAGGAAGCTTTCGGCAAGTCGGGGGTTGAGTTTTGGAATACGATCAAAGAGATCGGATGGAAGAGCACGCCGTTTCTTACGGCGATCGGAATGGGTGCGCCGAGGGATAGGAGCTCCAACGCAGCTCTTGGCCATACTTGGATGTATGACGAGACGCCCGACGGTGATCTAAACAACGCTCACATGGAGGGCGGCGCTCCGGCTGCGCTGAAATACGTGATCGGCGGCAAGCTAAGCAACCACTACCAAATTGTGAAAGACACCTACGGCGTCAGCGGCACCGAGGAGGACGGCAAAAGAGTGGACGGCTCGATGGTGCTCGCTCGTGCGGGCGATCTTGCGGGCATCCGCCACAAGCAGACGATCGAGAAGATTTTGCTTAGCGATCAGGCGGCTCTTGCGCGCGTCAATACGGGCGGATCAAAGGCTGCTGGAAAGTGCGGTGGGCTTAAAAGCTTTGCCACCGTAACGAATACGATTGATGCAAAAAACGCCACGCTAAGCATGCAAACGCTTAGAGACGCACTCAAGGTGGGCTTTAAGAAAAATCGCCCGTATGATTTCATCCTAGTAAACGACAAGCAGCTCGATAAGATCATGGATCTCATCGACAAGATCAAGCAGGTAAATAATACGGTCGATTACCTCCATGATAAGGTGCAGGCGATCGACTCTCAATACGGCGACAGCGTAAAAATCCTGCTAAGCCCGGAGCTTGCGGATACTGAGCTAATCGCGTTTAGAAGCGACGATATCTACAAGGTGGACTGGAGAAACACTAGAAAAAGGGAACTTCCGAGCGAGAACGACGAGATCAAAAAGGAAATTTTGACCGAATTCACGCTTCGAGTCTGCACGCCGGTGGCCTTTGCTTGGGTGAAAAACCTAGCAGCCTAAAGCGCGGGGCAGGAATCCTGCCCCAAACAAGGAGAAGAGATGACCTTTTCAAATTTCAAAGAAAGACTGCAAATCGCGACTCGCCCGGACGTCTTGGCTCCGAGCGACGAGGAGATCAAGACGCTGATGGGCGAAGCGGCGCTGGAGATTTGCAAGGCTATCACTCCGCTTGAGATGATCGAGATAGATCATCGCAGCTTCGAGGTGGCGTATCACTTAGGGGGCGACTACTTCGTACGCAAATTTAAGCTTCCCGCAAAGGATAGCGACGAGATCGATTTCAAAGACGATAGCTTGATAAGCGCTCTGCTTTACGGAATCGCCGCGAAACGCGGACGAGACGATTTTTTTCAAAAATATAGGAGCTTTTATCAAAGATCGTTATGCGAATACGAGCTAAATAATTTCGATGAAAACACCCCTGATCTGCCTATCGCACTGGCAAGGGGTGGGTATTTGAAGCCTTACAGCGTAAATTATGCGATGTCTAGCGTATATCACTTCGTGCCGGAGTTTCTTTCTAAGCTTGATTTCTGGCTTGCCGACATCGCTCGTGCGCGCAATCTTTCGTGGCGAAATTTTATCTACGACTTTATTAAATTTCAAAACAAGCAGCTCGATCGAGCCGATCTGGCGGCGCTGGATAAGATAATGAAAGAGAAGGTAAAACCGTAATGGCGGATAAAGAATTTACACAAATCTGCAAGGAAATTTTGGCTGCCTCGGAAAAAATATCGCCGCTTGCCGAGCAGGCGGGGAAGCTCGGCGATGAATTTGCGGATGTCGTAAAAACAAGACCGAAGGAGAGGCGATGAATTTTAAAATTTACCTTGGAATTATCGGCGCGCTAATCCTTGCCAGCCTTGCGCTGGCGGGGGGGAACCATAGTCTAAAGAATAAGATCGAGCAGCTGAATAAAGACCTAGTATTTGCCAAGACGCAAGAGCTCATAAGCTCCTCGAATTTGCAGGCTTGCAACGCAAAGATCGATCTGCAAAACGCCAAATTTGAAGAGATCGCTCTACAAAACGAAAAGCTCAAAAACGCCGGTCCTATCATCAAAAAAGAGATAGAGAAGAGATACAAAAGGATAGGGGCGCCGACAAAGGACGCAAAGTGCGAAGAGAAGCTGAAAGCTTATGAAAACATCTTTAGGGAGCTGGGCAGATGAAAACAGGACAGCTATATATGCCGCAGTATTCAAAGCCTCTGCGGAAAACATTTTTGATGGATAAAAACTACCAAAAAGAGCTGGCTAAGCATAAGCGAGAGTATATCATTAGATTTATTCTTTTTCTGATAGGGCTGGCGCTGTGCGTTTCTCTTAGCGGGTGTGCGGCGAAACCTGCGCCGATGGTAAGGACGGAATACAAAGATGTTTTCATTCCGATAAAGTGTAAAGTAAGCCTCCCTGCAAAGCCTAAATTTGATTCAAGCAATATGCAAAGCGCGGTCGAGCTGGCAAAATACTATCAAACCTGCGAAGCGCTCCTGAAGGAGTGCGCGAATGTGGGGGATAGATAAAGAAGTGTGGAACTACATACTTGTAGGGATCATAAGCTTTTTGGGCTCAATGCTGGGGATCGGAAGCGGCAATATGAAGCTGCGAGGATCGGGCGGGCAAAAGGTTATTTCGTGGCTGGTAGCGGTGGGCTCATCGATGCTGTTTGCGTTTGTGAGCTACGCGGTGCTGAGCGAGTTTATGCCCGGCAGTCCCAAATCTTGTATAGCCCTAAGCGGAGCGGTGGCTTGGTTTGGCGCCGATTGGGCCAGAGCGAAGATAAACAGCTTTTTGTCAAAGAAGATTAAAAATTTAAAAGATACGGATTTTGGAGGATCGGAATATGAAAATCAAGATAAATAGATTTAAAAATATCTATGACGGCACCATAGGAAAGCTAACGATCACGGACGACGGAAAGAGGCTTTTTGAATGCTTCACCCTAGAGCCTGCGGGACCCGATACCACCGAGCGCGGCAAAGATAGACGCATTCCGGCGGGGCGATATCAAATGGAGTGGCACAATAGCTCAAGACAAAAACGGATGTGCCCGCTTCTATACAACGAGCTGGTGCCGAAAGATAGATACATTCTAATCCATACGGGCAACATCCCGCAAGAAACATCGGGATGTATCCTCTTGGGCGACGGACACAACGCCGCGGGGGTTAAGAACTCGGTGCAAACATACAATTCGTTTTTCAAAATTTGCATAGGCAAACACATAGAATTCATAGAGATCACAAACGAGGAGGGGATATGAGCCTGCTAGAAAATATCAAAGCTCACGAGGGATTTAGCGCGCGAATATACAAAGACAGCGTAGGCAAGCCCACCGTGGGATACGGCTTTTTGGTAGCCGCTCTTAGCCCTGACGAACTCAAACTCAACGGCGGCAAGGCGGAGCCTATGAGCCGCGAGGTAGCGGAAAAAATCCTAAATTTGAAAGTTGCTAGGCTGCGAAAGCGAGTGCCGGAGTGTCTGCCGTGGCTGGCTAGCAAGCCGCAGGGCGTGCAGGATACCATCCTCGAAATGGCGGATCAGCTAGACATCGCAAAGCTGCTTGGCTTTAAGTATACCCTGAAATGCATCGAAGCTGGAGACTACGCGCAGGCGGCTAGGAACCTACGCGCAAGCTTGCTGTATCGCCAAACTCCGCGACGGGTCGAGGACTACATAAGGG